ATTTCCGCTACCCGGGCCGCCTTCGATGATGCTCCCGTTTGTGCTATTCATCCGGGAGTCAATCGCAAACTCTGCTCGCCCGTTGGTCTTGGTCGCCAATGTCCGGGCATCAGCCTCATCTATCGCGATCGTGAATGTGGGCGCGGCATCGCTTCCGGTCCTCACGCCCCACCACCCCTTGCCGCCGGGCCCATCCTGAATCAGCGACTCGGCCGTCGTAGGCTCCCAGAATGCTTGTCCGAGCTTCCGGTTTACGACAAGGGTTCCGCGCATCTTTTTGCCGAGCATGCGTAGTCGCAGGACGCCAACGGGGTCGTCGTCCAGAACCTCGCCGCCGAAGACGCTCTCTAGTACGTCGCCGGACAGAATCGGTGGTGGAATCAACTCCCTCGTCGGGATCTCCTCTCGGGTGATAATCGGATCGGCCCCTAGCCGGAGTACGCGCTCGGTCACGTCTGTCCCATTAATGTAGATGTCCCAGCCGGTGCCTACCTTGGCCAGGTAGGCGAAGAACCGGCGCGGAGTCGCCGCGGCGGGGACGCGCTTGCTCATCCTAAATGCTATCTCCATCGGATGACGTGGGCATCTGAGCAGGTGCCCGTCTGGACCTGCGCTTGACTGGCCGCGGCTTATCGGCCCCGGCCTCCGGCTGTTCTGGCGGTAGCGGCGGAGGAATTGGCGGGGGCGACGCGGTTGGTGCCGAGTCGGGTTTGGCGTCCTGCGGTGGCGGCGCGGGGTTGGGAGAGGCCGACACGATCGCGCGGCTTACGCGCAGTTTTCGCCCCTCGGTTGTCACCAGTGACCATCCGTCCGGGAGCTCACGCACGGATAGCACGTTCTCCGGCCGGAGCCCCAGGGCTACGAATTCGTCGGGGAACCGCTCACTGAACCGTTCACGCGCTTGGTCCATGGAACCCTCCGTATTGATTGCTGAGGAGATCGATGTCGCGCCCGCGATGGAACTCATTGAGCCGTTCGCATGTCACGCGCGCCTGGGCAAGCGCGGCCGACAGTTTCGATTGCAGGGTGCGACCCAGTAGCGCGCGCTCCCACCATGCGGGCAAGTCCACTACCCACGGCGGGCTCCCTCGCTCGATAAACACTCGCCCGGTGCTCGGGACCGGCTCCCCGACGTCAAGATCCATCTGCATTGCGAATTCCGCATCCACATACTCAAGCTCCACCACGTAGCCGCCGGTGAACGGATTCTCGTAGACGCCGGGACGAAAGAAATATCGCCCCGCCGACTGCCCCGACTGGGCTGTCGCGCGCTTCACCCTCCAACCACCCCGCGCAGTGCGAAGGAGCCACGGCCGATCGGGCGGATGCGTGCGCAACGAGGGAGACGACCGCGCGCGCCACCGGGCGCAAGCCCGTCCGCACAATCGACCGGGTGCTCCAGAGCCATATCGCACACCATGAGTCAGGCCGCGCCGCCGACTCGCAGGTCCGCGTTTGGGTTATCGGCGTCGCGTTCCCGCTCGCGCTCCGTGCGTGCCGGTCCTACATATCCGCGGCCGCCAGCGCGCGCCTGCTTCTCGCCTGGCGGGATGGCTGTCGGCGCGGCCCGCGGGATGATATTGCCCGCGGAGTCCACCAGCAGCCTGCGCCCATCTGCGGTAACCACCCGGTGATATCCGGCCTGCTCGTAGAACCGGTAGCCGATAGGCCGTGCGGTCACGCCAGCGGCGGCAAGCGCATGCGCTACCGCATCCGGGACCTTGACCTCGGGTGGAGTCCCCGCCGAGTCGTCAACTCCAGTAGCCATGGAGTCGCCTAGCCTTGCTAGTCGAGGTTCGCGTACCAGGCTTCGAGCCACCGGCCGGCCCCGCTGTCATAGCAGAGCTGGATCATGTCGTTGAAGCCGAGGGTGCGCGAGCTCGCCCCAAGCTCCAGCCTGGTACCGGATACCGAATCGTCGTCCTGCAAGACCACAGAGTTCGCGTCGGACGAGCCGCGGAGGATGATGCACGTCCCGCGCGAGACCGCGCGCCCGCTCGGCCATGTGGACTTGACGCTCGGCGCGCTGGTCACGGGGACCACGCCCCCGGTGCTGAAGACGACCAGGTACGCACTGGACAGGACGACCTGGGTGCTGGCCCCGACCGCCGCGTGAGTACTGGCCGAGTTCTCGAACGGCTTCGCCATCCTGATCTGGCCGTCCTGGCCGACGCAGGCGTCGTCGTTTCCGACGCACCACTTGTCGTCGATGCCCGCCCGCGCCACGCCCGCACCCAGGCTCAGGAGAGCCACGGCCACCGCCAACGCCTTCATGGACTTCGTCATCTTCACTGCCTCCTCGCGGCTTGATGTTCGGGAGTCGCGGGCTTGCCGTCCACCCGGTCGGTCTCCAGATCTGTTTTTTGGCCCTGTGTCTTGGCCACGGTCGCCATCATGGCCCGGTGTAGGCGGAGTCTCTGCGCGGCTGTCATGCGAATTGAACCCCTCTGAGCTCGGCCGCCACCTTGGCACCGAGGCCGCGCAACGGTTCTCTCACCGGAGGCAACTCCTCCAGCGTCATGCCCGGCTCAGGGACCGGCTCGGCGTCCTCGAACGACGGGAGTACGACGCACCGGCAGTTGGAATTAAAGATGCCATTTGCTACAATCCATCCGGTTATAGTCTGGAGATCATAGACATGACCCGAAAATTGGAACTCCCGAATCTCGGCGATCTTGTCCAACGCTACCAAGCCGGTGCCTCGCTTAAGAAGCTGGCCGATGAGATCGGCATCAGTCGGACGGCACTCGGTCGCGCACTCGTAACGACTGGCATTGAGCTTAGAAGCCAGTCCGATGCGGAGCGGCTGAAATGGAAGGCCATCAAACGACGCGGTCGTGCGGCCATCGTCCGCCAGACGGCTAAGGCGTGGCAAGCCAGGACGGGAAACCGAGACCCGATTGAACGCCAGATGGCCCGAGCCAGAACTCGATTTCTTCGTATCACCCACCGCGGCTACTTCGAGGACGATTTGGCTCGTAGACTTAGATCCGTTGGCATATGCATCGCTCAACAGTTCCCCCATGGGCCCTACAATATCGACATCGCCGTTGAGAAACTCGCCGTCGCCATAGAAATCTCCAACTCCAGCAGCTTGCCGATGAGCCCCAAATGGAGAAAGCGCACTAAATATATCCTCGATAGTGGCTGGTCGCTCATACATATCATTGCTGCTAGATGCGTTTTCGACTGTCGAACCATGGCAGAGCAAATTGTCTCCCTTGCTAAGATTCCGCGCGGCCACGAATCCAGACGCGGTCAGTATTGGGTGTTGCGCGGTGACGGCAAGATGCCTCCCAGATGCGGTGATGACCTCGATAGCGGGACCGTAGTAAACAGCCCTGGTCGCGCCAACGATTAGACCCTCGACCATACTCCCTGGAAGAAGACAGTTGATCGTCTCGGCCGGAGAGTCTGCCCCTGGATCTCGCGGGAACATGAGCTCCGCATCCCCCACCTGAAAAGGCTCATCGACAGGCACGGTCTGCAAGTGCGCTTCCTCATGCGTCGGCCGCGTGCGAGAATCGAGGACCGCGACCCACTGCTTCTTGAGCCCGCGCGTCCGCGTCGCCATGTCGTTGAGGCCCGCCATCTGCGCCTGGCCCATGATGCCCAACATCTCGGTCCTGGCGATGGTCTCCATGCGGGAGTAGCCCTTATCGAACTCCTCGGCCAGGTCACGCGCGACCTCGGATACCGAGCGACCACTGATGACGCCCCGGTTGATAATGTCGTTCGCGCGCCCGAGTTGGCGCGCGCTCAAGCTGGTGATTAGGTCGGCCGAGCGATCCGTCGCGTTTAGCAAGAGCTCCCGGCTGATCCTCAACTTCGGCGGCGGGTAGCCCTGAGTGGCGACCGTCTTGTCGATGAACGTACTGCCCAGTTCCGCGAACTCGGACTGCGAGTCCTTCAACAGGCGTTGCGCCGCACCCTCGAAGTCGCGGAGTTCGCGTGCCAGCAGGTTCTTGATCGCGGCCGCCTGTTGGCGCGAGAACGAACCCGTGGGTAGGCGCACGAGCCTGCGCTCGACATCGGCGGTGGCCTGGCGTAGGAGGTCGATCGCGGCATCCACCTTATCGCGCTCTAGTCGCGCGGTGCCCGCGATGAGGTCGTGGATCTGGCGGGCGAAAGCGCGGCGCTCCGCCGGGGTCAGCCGGCGTCGCGCCTCCAGCAGGGTCTGGTAGATCACCTGGACGGGCTCCCGGCCGTGGCCGCGAATGCGGGCGCGGGCATGGGGGTGGGCGTTGGGGAATGGGCGGGCATCGAGGCGGCCGCGGGTTGGTTGGGCGCCGGGCTCTTTGGAGCAGGACGAATCGAGCGGTAGACCTCGCCCTCCACGCCATCGGCTTTGGTCGCGCGCGCGGCGGCCTGGGCGGCCTGGGCGGCCGAGGACTCAGCGTCCGTCATGGGCTTGACCTCGACGCCGAGCTCCGTAGCCTGGGATGCCCACAACTTGATCGCGTCCTCACGGCGGGCGAACCCGGCGTCAACCGCGGCGATCAGCGCGTCGGTCAGGCTGACCAGGGCCCCGGCCGCGTCCTTGACGGCCCGGGGGCTGATCTCCGATGGCTTGATCTCGAACTCGCGGTTTACGTCCGCTGGGAGTGTCCCGTACAGAATCGCCTGGTCGATCTGGAAATCGACGAGCGTGCTCAGGACCTCCACCCAGTATGCCTGGCGACGCTTCAACTTCCGGAAGATCGGCGTCCCCATCTCGATCGAGGCGGCGCGGTTCACGTCCCCGCCCTGGCCGAACCAGTGCTCGGGGATTCCTGCTGTGCCCAGGATCAGCATCTTGACCATGCGACCCATTTCCTCGACTTCTGCACTGTTGATCTTCGGTGCGAGTGCTTCCCACTTTTCCTTTTCGTCGTGGACGCGGAAGCCACCTGACTTGGGGGGGTTTTGCGCGAGCTCCTGCGCGCGCTTCTTCACCACGCCATCGCCGCCGCCAGTGATCGTGATTTCGTAGAGATGCGCGTTGAGGAACACGATGCGCTCCAGCGCGTGGAACAGGAACTGGTCGAAGGCGTCGATCCAGTCGGCTTGCCGATAAATGTCGCTAATGCCCTGCACGGTGTACGTCAGTTTGTTGACCGGGAAATAGAATACGTCGCCGGACAGCATCCCGAAATCCTTGGCGTTCGGGTTCTGGTCCTGGGGTGAGATCACTTTCCAGGTTCCCGGTCCGCTGCCTACCCCAATCACGACTTCCACAGAGTACGCGCGCCCCGCGCGGTCCTTGTCGGGCACGATCTTAGTCACCCACGCCGGATCGACAGGCGAGAGCTTGACGTCCCCGTTCACCTTGTTGACGAAGGGCTTGACCATCCAGGTGCCCATCAGCCCGAGCTCCTGCGCGCGCTCGAACATGAGCATGTCCATCGCGTTGTCCGGGTCGTCCCAAAATCGGTCGATGCGTTCCTGGACCCGCGGGTCCTTTGCCGTGACTGTCACCCCGTCGCCGACAACGAAATCTGTGAACAACTCGATGATCCGATAGGCAACGGGATTGTTCTGCCAGAGATAGTGCGCGATCGACATCTGGCGTTGCCACTCGACATGCGTGAGCTCCTTCTCGCTCACGGCACTCAGGCGCCGGAATCCGGTCTGGCCCTCACTGTCCACGGTGACGCCGTAGGGGATCGCCTCGCGCGTGCCCAGCACGTAGCCCACCGCCTCGCGGACGCGCCCGAGGAGTGACCGGGTCGGCGTCTTGGGCGCGGTGGTGGCCTGCTCGTCGGGATTGCCGGTCATCAGATGCGTTTGCCCCCTGCGTAAGGCTGGGCGAGCCCGTAGCGGATAAGTTCCTCGTTCAGGGACTCGCGCGGATCTGCCAGAGTCGCCCCCTCGCGGAGTACGGTGGCCAGCATGCGCCCGAACTTCTCGACCCGGTCGCGTTCCGTGCGCACGATGAGTCGGCGGCCCTGCGTCCAGGTCTCGACGAAACGCACGGCCTCCGCGGCTTTGTCGGCCTCGGGGCCATGACGCTCCGGCGTATTGATCCCGACTAGGCGGAGGCGCTTGGTCACTCGGACGTAGAAACCAAGGTCTAACTCAAAATCCGCGGTGTCACCATCGACAACCTTCAGTATCCGCCCCTCGTACTCGTACATGGCCGTCGTCAGATCTCCGAACCGGGTGGCAGTCGCTGTCCCCATAGCAAGTGCCCGCATACGACCCCGAGTGCGAACGGGATGACGGGATGCCGACGTGCGTAGAACATAGTGATCTCGCTGATGGTGTCGCCCGGGGTCGGCTCGATCACCACCCAGATGTCCCAGGCGATGAGCGCGAGGATGATTGATACGAGGATGCCAATAGTCGCCTTCCGGGTGCTCATGCGCTATCGGCTCCCGCGGCGCCCATGTTGGCACGCGCATTGTACCACGCTTTTGCGGAAATCGCCAGGGTATGTGCCTTCAGACGCTCAGTAAAGGAGTTCTATCGAGAACGGAAACCGTCGTGGGCCGGAGTGCTTGATGTTCTTGTAGATGACTCGGATGACCGTGTTCGCCGGCATGTACGAGCCGCCTATCTTGGAATCGCCGACCACCATTGGGAGGTCCGCGCTGATGATCTTGCGCGGCATCATCTTCACCGTCATCTTCACGAGCGTGCCGGCGGACTTGTCGGCCGCGAGAGCAGTCTCGACCTTGATGGTCCCGGCCGTGACGCTAATTTCCAAGCAGCGTCCACAATCCTGGCCGCCGACATCGACCCAATAGCCGACCGCGATGTTGGCGGTTACAGTCGAGCTCGCGCGCAAGGTGACCGCGCCCGCAGTCTCTGGGTTGGTGAGGGCACCGATAACCGTCCCGGGGGCGACTTGGACCTCCAACTCGTCTTCGAGGCAGAAGCCCGGGGCACTGAACTTGGCCGCCAAGATCGAGACCGGGAATGGCCACGATATATTCTTGACCGGCGGATCGCTTTGCCCTGCGGGGACGTCGATGACAAAGTCATCGGCTTGAAAGTGCCCACCGGTCTTGGAGTCCTTCGCCTCCTCGCGGATAGTGACCACCGCGTCTGCATAGATCGTGCTGTCGAGGACACGGGTCTTGGCGCGGTCGAGTGCGTGCGCCGGATTGTGAGGGCAGACGTCGGGCTCGGCCTCGGCCCAGAAATCGGCCAAGTACCCGTTCTCGGCCTGGCACCAGACGCGGAATAAGTAGATTCGGCGATCAGCCATGGGAACTGGCCTCACTCCCATTCGGCATGGACCCCGCGCGGACAGGTATCGAGGTCGGAGCACGGAAACCGCGGCAACGGCAACCGTTGGCGGTACACGCGCCGGTCATGAAGTCGTGCGATACATCGCCTTGATGTGTGCATGCGCAAGTCCCAACGGAGCATCGGAGATGAACGGGATAGCCGGAGAAAATCCCGGGGGCACCGCACGCGACGCAGGGAATTAGTCTCGCGGTGGCCATGGGCTCAATTACAGCCGACTCTCCGGTCCCTGGTATGACGGCAGACGGGACAGCGCACGCTCATCTGTAGGCCATCGCAGGCGAAGTCGAGCCATGAAAATTCACAGTCCACGCAACGGACGCGCTCAAGTATGACCGTGGCCCAAAAGGATGCGGCCAAGATCCCCGCTGGCGTCAGTCCCACCCAGATGCCCCCGTGCTCGTTATCGAATCCTCGGCGAACATGCGGCCGAAGCTGGAGAATACGTTTACTCGGATCACGAACTCGCGAGACAGTCCCACGGTAGGTGTGATTGGCACTATCGGCGCGGGCGGCCTCGGCCGCTCGACGACGCGGGCGGGCACGTCCTCCGCGCGCAGGCCGTGTTCCGCCATGAGCTTGTCCGCCAGGGCGGCCGCGCTTGTGCGTTCGGCCTCGGTGGCTCCGCTGTCTGCGGCGGCGAGTGCGCGTAGGCCCTGGAGCTTGCGCACTGCGTCGGCGCGAGAGAGGGCCATCTACTGACCCCCCGAACCCGATGGCGGAGATGCGGTCCCTGCACGCATCGCGCGCCGGATCGCCTGGTACCGGTGGACGTGGCAGAGCCAACGCCGACCGAATCGGTGCACGCGGTTCGGGGGCTGTTCGCACCTGCCGGCTGCGCGGTACGTCCCGCGCGCACTCATCGCCTGGCACCGGAGATTATTTTGATTCATCGTTCGCGAATCAGTAGGGTCTCTTGTAGAATACGCAGGACTCCACGCACAAATAGCCCTGATGAAACCCATTGCGGACGCCGAATAGCAACGGGACGATCTTTGTGGCCGCGAGTAGTCTTGCCCTAGAAAATGGCGGGCCTACGAAGGCCATCCCATCTGGAAGCCGACGCAGTACGCCATTCCAGGTCGGCCATACTGGACTCGCCTCTGGCTTGTACCAGAGGCCGACCCGCGTGCTCATTAAGCAGAATGGCAACCAGAGCCTACAGATGAGTAGGTGCCGCAAGACGCCTAGCGGGTGGCTCAGTACCGGCGCCACCATGATCATATATCACCCCGGAGAGTGTTGCGTGGTGGTATCGGCGTCCCCGCATTGACCGCGAGGACCATCAGACTCAGCTCCTTGATCGACAGGCTCACCGCTCGATAGCCGACCAGCCCGCCGGTGCGAACTTCCTCCTCAATAATGAATCGGCTGCCACTCCAGCCGAAGCGGAGGCCGCGGTCATCAGCCTCGTTCACTTGCGGCGGCCTCCCCTGGGCTCGATGCCAACGACCTCGCCGTCGCATACGGTTACGTCTACATCCCGGCGGGTCTCTTTCGAGCAGGCGACCCGGCCATCGCGGATGCGTTGCCGCTCCGGTGCCGGATTCTGCCGCCTCCAGGTGAGTAGGCCATCCGCGCGTAGACCGATGGTCAGGTCCTCCAGGTGCCCGCATGCCTGGCCGTGCCCGGTCTCGGGACCGCATAGCCATGGTTCGATAAGCCACTCGGCGTCAACCGCCTCGGCCGTCGGCTGGGGTGCGAGACCATTCGCATCCCAGCGATGGAGTGCCCGGTGCATTCCTCGGTATGCCAGGCTCGACGCGGTGATCCCTAGAGCTACCAGTGCCAGGAGTGCCATCGCCGCGACCGAAAGGGGTATCCGATCTATAAGGGGGGGCATCCGGACTGCGGGGATTCTCGCGTCTGCCCAGCGGCTTACCTGCGGAAACATATTGGCCCCCGCATTATAGACCGAGATTTCGCGCGCGTCAACGTCTCCGACGGCCGGTGATGCCCTGGCCTAGGCCGCCGAGTGAGCTACCGCCACCCTGACCGAGCCCGCGCCTCCAGGCAGCCATTTGGCCGCCGCGGATGCGATCGATGGCGCCCCGCCCCGCGCCGCCGGGGTTTACGGTCTCGGCTTCACTCGGGCGCATCGCCTCGCGGATCAGGTCCTCCGCATAGGACACGGCGTCCACCTGGTCGTCGTAGCCCTTGCCTGGCTTGACCTGGAACGCGCAGCACTCCTTCAGGAACTCGCGCGCCCAGTCCACGCGCTCGGGATCCGGCACCCAGAACTTGCCGGCCTCAACCCTGGCCTGCCACGGGCGCGCGTGGCTAACCTTGTCGGTCTTGGCGGTCGATCCCTCAATGGGGTGCACGCTCGATCTTGCGGTCTCCACGAACGCCTTCTGGTACGCCTGCGCTTCTGCCCGTCGTTTGATTGGTTGCCACTCCTGTGCCTCCGCCTCCGCGACTTCGAGTTGTTTCCCGAACTGCCAACGCCCGCGCCGGATATGGAGCAAATAGTCGTGGCCGCTTTTTCGGTGGTGGCCCATGGTGGCGATCACCGTGTAGTGCGCCTTCTCCCTCTCCGAAATCGCGAGGTCGATTCCCTGGTAGACATCAAACTCATCCCGCGGCGGAGGCTCGTGGTATATCTGGAACTGATTCCACTTAAAGAAATCGCCCTCCAGGGCCGATGAATTCTGGTTCCACTGGAGCTCGAATAGCGGGGTACCGAGCTCTATGCGCTTGGCAGTCAGCTCCTCCACGTTGAGGATGCTCGGGTCGAGTGCCTTCCCTTTCCGAAGTGCCTGCGCGATATAGACCTCGAATCCGAGGTCGCGTGCGCGCCGCTCTACGACGCCGTACAAATCATCCTCATGCCAACGCTGGCCCACGATGATGATCTTGGCTCCCTTGGTCATCGCGCGCAGGAAGCTCTGCAAGAACCATTGGATGGTCGCCTCTCGGGCGGCCTGGCTGCGTTGGTCCTCCTGGTCTACCAGGTCATCGAGGATCGCCCAGTCCGCGTGCGACTTGACGAGAGATGCGCCAGGTGCCACGGTCTTGATCGACGGGTCGTGTCGGCGGCTATGTCGCCGGACGGTGAATCCCTCGTTTGAGTCTTGGGCGTGCGGATCGTGGAGGATGGCACGCAAGGCGGGTATCTCGCGAATGGAATTTCTGATGGCGCGTGCAAAATCCTCCGCCTTCGGGAGCGTCTTCGACCCGATGAATCCGCAACACTCTGGGTCGATGAGCAACATCAGGAGCGGCAGCACCACCGACAACGTCGTGGACTTGAAGTGCTGTGGCGGGCCCAGGAAGAGCCCGCGCCTGGTGTTCAGCGCCCAGGAGAGCCAGTCGATGTTGAGATCCGTCAGCTTGCCGTAGCCTAGGACCTTGTGGGGGAGGAACAGCGGATCGGACAGGACCTGCGCGCGAAATTCTAGGAGGAGTTGGTCCTCAAGCGTTCCCTGATTGCTGGCCGCCGCCGAGGTCTCCCTCTGCGGGTCCGGCAGGGCTTCCTGAGCCGAGCGAACCGCCTGCGCCGTCTCCGCCACCTTCGCGATTTTGTATCCCGTACTGCCTCCTGACGGCGTCGAGCACTACGTGGTTGCGCGGCGTCTCCGGGATCTTGTCCAAGATATCCTGCATCAGAGCCCGCATCTCCGGCTTGCTCGTGTTGCCGCCTTTGTTGATGTGCTCCTCGCGCCGCGTGGCCTCGCCGACCAGGAGCAGGAGCAGCGAACCCAGACGCTCCAAATCGTTGGCCGCGAACTTGATCTCGTTGTTGCGCAATGCCTGCGCGTACTTGGCGAGTGACGCGCGCGCGAGCTTGATAAGCACCCGCCGCGCCTTCACCGCTTCGCGCACGTTTTGTTTCGTGGCCAGGTCGGCGATCTGCGCGTCGCGGTCTATTAATCGCTGTCGCCAGCCGAAGGCCGTGCTCCAGTTCTTGATCCCGTTCGTTGAGACGCCTATCTTCTCGGACAGGAGCTCGAAACTGCGGTCACTTCCGAGTGCCCAATAAATCTCGAAGGCTTCTCGGTGGCGTAGCGTCTCTCGGGTAGGGAAGGCCATCGCCGTCAGTGTATCAGACGCCCGACATGAGCGCAAGAGTGCGAGCGTCGATATTCAGTCTCATGGTTCTCCTCCTGCGGCCACCCTGGCCAGAACATCTGCGTGGCATGGCTTTGGCGCGCACCAACAGACCAGCACCTTGCCGGCTAATTCCAGCCGGGCTTTGTCTATGAGGTATGGTTTGCGCAGCAAGTAGACTCGGTAACACTCGATGGCTCGCAATCGCATAGATTCCGACGCCATTCGGAACGGGTTCCCCCAGGGCGTCCGGCGGTCCACACGGACGGCCCCGGGCGGAGGCTGGCCGTTGCGTAGATTCCAGACCCAACCGGTCATGCCGCGCCCCCGCCGTCTGACGCCGTGCGCGGACCAGCATCTGGGTCCGGCACGGCCAGTGGCGCGGCGGCCCCGTGCTTAAATCGAGCGTCAAGTTACTGGACGCAAACAGTAGTTCGACGTGCTTACGACATGGCGCGAAGTCGGCGCGGCCACGGTCAATCTCATACAACACGCAACCGCAGGGAATGGCATTATGCCGCCCGCAGGGCAAGAAAGTCAGTGGCCCGTTCGGGTCCCCGGATGCGGCCTGCCGGCCGCCCAACCATTCCATTTGGCAGTCCCGGCAATCCCGGCGATCCTGCGGCCAACGGATTGTGTCATCGTTCACTTCTTTGGCTCCAGAAAAAGCCGCTCGCATTCCTCGGCCACCGCCTGATAAAGATCCGCTGACCACGAAGTCACATGGTCGGCCTCGGCCATCTGACCAAGGTGGCCACGGATACACATGTAGGTATCCTGTTCGGGGGTATAGCCACCCATCCACGACTGCTTCGGTTTTGTTCCGAAAATCTGCATGCCGACCCCACACGTGAGGATAAGGAGGATAAATATGATTACTGACCAGAAGAAGACCAAAAACAATTTTTCTTTCACGCTCGCCCCTCCTTCGGGTGGCAACCATAGGCTTCGCAGCCAACGACGGTTACGAGTGCCCCGTGCGCCTTCGCCATCAGCAGCGGGTCCCACACGTAGGCGCGCGCCAGCGCGCACGCGGCGCCGAACGTAACGGGATCGTGCTCGGGGCTCAGAGCCGGGAGTTGACGAAGTCTTTCGCGCAACGGCGCGCGCATCCACGCCGCAAGTGCCTTGGCTCCGCGCAGGCGGAAGTGGTCGCCGATGAGACGCGCCTGCTCGCACACGAATATCTCGATCGCCTCGAACCGCCAGCGGAAGTCAGCGTTGCCGACGCGGAAACGCTCGATCCGCCGCTGGAAGACCGGCGGTAGGTTCGCGACTCGGGCGTCGAGGTTGGCGCGTTCGTGCTCAAACTGCTCGCGCATCTGCTCATCGATCGCCGCGCGCGCCTGGCGCTCCTTATCGGCCTGCTCGGCGACAGTTCGGTAGAGGAGTCTCTGCCCGGCCAAGAACAGGCCGCGCATGTTGCCCTCTGGTGTGAGACCGTAGAGCCGGAGCACCTGCCCGACTTCGGGCTCAGTGCCTGGAGCCAACGCGATCTCTATGCTACCGCCAGGCCAGGCGACAGCCCACGCGCGGGCAGATGTGTCTGGCGGATTGGCAGCCGGAGCGGTGGATGCGTCCCTGGCCTGGACCGCGTCTTCGCTGGGCCCGCCCCATCGGATGTGCCGCGGGGTTGGTTTGATTAATAATCCAGTTGCGTTGAGCGTGAACTCCACCCAATCGTCATCGTCTTGTGGATACTCCGACGCAATGGGCACCGACGGCTCGGCCTGCACCTGCTCGCTCATGGACGTTGACTACCCTCGTCCTGGATTTTCCTCGCGTATCGCGACGCCGCTAGGAGTTGGCGGAACATCTCCTCGCCGACCGAAATCGCTTCTGTGATGGAGTCTTGTACCGATGCTCGCTTGCGTTGGCGCAGAATCTCCGGAAGACAAGCGATCGCTGTATCGTGTACGACGCGCGCGCGCCAGATTAGGTCGGTTGCGTCCAGCTTTTCTGATTCGACAGAAGGCATCATGACGTCTCCTTTCGGCGGCCAATACGCCCACGGCGCGCAGGTGGCCGACGGGCATAGGATCGCTGAGCGGACGCTCCGCCGGGCAATGCCCCCCGATACGGTCCCCAGGCGATGCGGTGGCATTTCCTGCACGCGACCAACTCGCGCACGATCGTCCAGTTTAGCGATGAGCGAATTTTTCCCCCGCAGGCGATCCGGAAATCGCCATTGCGCATCTCCGCGAAGTGCATCTTCATCATCGGCCCCAGAGCCTCGACCAGACGCGGAGAGGCAATGCGGCGAGGCGGTCGATCTCGTCCAACAGCGGCTTGCCGCCGATGGCCCCGATTAGGAGACCAATGACGACCGCCTCGCCGCAGGAGATCACAATTTCTCCTTCTGGCACACGAGCTCCGTCGTGTCCTCGACGTGGTAAACGTAGATGCGGCGCCGGGTCTGCACGCGCACCATCGGAGCCAACACCCGGTTCTCGACCAACACGTGCGCCAGATCGCTCTTCATCTCGGTCGCCCGGTTCTGGAGATCCTCGATCTTCTCCAGCAGCGTCACCAGGTCGAACGCGCGCTCGAAGGCCAGCGGATGTGGTGCCGACTTCAACACCTTTCCGCCGTCGATAGTGCGTTGCGTCCCCGCCACTTGCTGGCCCTTCAAGGCCAGGGCCCCGTCGTCTCCGTTTTGCTTGTCGCTCATGTTTGTGGTTCTCCCCCTGCGTCTTGGTCTTGCGCGCCCAGCGTGGGCGAAATCGTGGCGACCGACGGGCCGGAGACGGCGGCGAGTGGAGCTGGCCGGGGTCCCGTGAGCGATGAGCCGCGCATCTGGGCGGCAGTCGCCTGCGCCGGCCCGTAATCCTCGTCGGCAAGGCGGACGATAACGTCGCGCACGTTGTCCGCCCAGAAAGCGACCGCGCCTGCGGACGCCATCTCGACCAGGAAGGTGCGCTGATCTGGCGTCGGCGCCTTGCCCGGGGCCTTGAGTTCCAGGAACAACGCGCGGCCCGTCGGTGGGAGGACGCCGATGATGTCGCTGACGCCGCGCTTGGATCCGAGCGTCGCGAAGTTCTTGAAGTGTGGGACTCGGAGTAGCTTCAGCATGGCGCGCACGCTCTTGGTCACGTCCGCCTCGGTAATCCCGCCACTGGCTCGGCCGCGGCCCAGCTTCCAGCGGCTCATGCCTGGGCACCCCGGAAGGCATATATAATACTCGTAAGTGTAAACGATGACGCGCTAGGATGCGATTTAAGCGATTCCGGGCCACTTGGGCGCGTGCCGGGCTCGTAACGCGCATCCTGCGCGAACGTAGGCAGAATGGCGGGTACTCCAGCGAGGCGGCCTCGGCGCACGCGGCCGTCCGCCATATATACGTTTTTGAGTGATACAGGCTTGGCGGGTGCTGTATCGCACGCGGGGCAGGTCGGTGCCATGCTCATGATGCCGCGCCCTCGATTCGGTGGTCTGGGCCCGTCATGTGGACAACCAATGCCCCGCGCATACCCGCCAGCCAGGACGCGATCCGCTCGTCGAGGTTCTTCGCGACCCACTTCAGGTCCCTGTTCGACGTGACGATTAGTCCGGTACGTCCTCGGCGGGCCCACCGGTCTACGATGAGGTACAGAGCCTCAAGCGCGTACCGACTCGGGCGCTCAACGCCGAGGTCGTCGAGTACAAGACCAGCAGGCGCGGAAGTCAGCTCGTAGATGATCGCGGCGTCGTCCCCGCTCTTGACCGCGGCGCGGAGCCGAAGCATGAGCTCTGGGACGATCCGCAAATAGCCCGATGCGCCAGTAGCCTCAATCCGGCGCCGCAGGATTCCGACGGCGAGATGCGTCTTGCCAGTCCCCGTCGGTCCGAAAAGAAATAAGTTGGCCTTTCCGGCCGCGGCCGAGTCGATGACCGCCCGCTGGGTAAAGTCCTTGGGTGCTCGCCAGGTATCCAGCGTCATGTGCTGGTGCTCGGGCTCCAGACCCGCACGTGCGAGCGCGATCTCAACGGCCTTCCTGCGTTCGGCCGCCGCGTGGACACCGTCGGCATCCACACCGATGCGGTCGAGAGACGACCGACAAGATCGGCACTGACCTGGGACAACCCAGACGCCGGTCTCGTGGAGTGCTCGCCCCTGCCAAAAGACGGGCTTGACGTACACGGGTGGCTCGGCCGGTGCGCCGCATCGGCAGAATGAGCACGGGGGCTCCTGTGGGTCCACCCAGTCGGCCGGCCGCTCCGTCGCTGATTCGCTTCTCATTTTGCCGCGAACTTGTCGTAGTGCTCGTAGCCGCGGCCGTGGTCGGATGCGGCTCCGGCCGGTTGGTTGTTCGCCTGCGGGGGCGGCGGTGCATCGCTCTCCCATCGTCGCTGGTTCAGCCAAGTCGATGGGTACGGGATAAATTGTGGGTCTTGCCATTGCGAACTCAGCTTGTGGGAGGCAAGAGACTGCATAATCGCCTGCTCGGTTTCGGGGGTCGGGTGGATTTTCCCCCACGCCTTCTGTGCCATGAGCTTCGAATCCTTCCGCGGGTAGGCGGCCCAAAAGAGTGCGAACCCGTTATTCGGTACGGCTCCGGCATGGGGCGGGTACAAATCGGGATCGGGATCGGGATCGGGATCGGGATCGGGATCGGGATCGGGATCGGGATCGGGTACGGCTACGGCTACGGTAGGGGTACATCCGGCAGACAATGTCCGGACAACGGCGGACGCATCGGTATTACCGTCTAAGGACGGCGGATTTTTTGGCGATTCGGGATCGACCTTGTTACATTTCGGGATATCCCGATTCCTTCCCGATTCCTTCCCGATTCTTCCCGATTCTTCCCGATTCGTTGTCAACAGAATGTCACATCCTTCCCGATTCGAGATGCGTTTCGCCCGCTTCGCCTCCCGATCCAGCCGCTTATTTACTACTTCGCCAGCCCGCTCAACCCACCCATGGAGCACAAATCCATCCATGTATCCGCTCTGCCGCAGGGCCGCAATCAGGGCGCCGGGTGTGCGCTTCCAGCGCGCGGCGCGTTCGATGCCGGACTCCCCCCAAGGTTCGAGGCTCGCATTCCGCCAGGCGTTTTTCAGCGCGAAGTGCCAGAGCCGGTGGAGGATGCCGGCCACGAAAGTCCGTACCTCGTCCTCATCAAGCACACCCTTGAATACCGGAGCCAAGATCTCGACCATGCGATCGGTCTTGAAGTGATCCCACAATTCCTCATGGCTCTCAATCCACGGCATCGTCTACCTCTGGGCGCGGAAATCAAGAGGCCGGCGCGGCAGCTCTGGGACCTGGGAAGGAGCCCGGAGGACGCATGGCGTCGGGAGGACCGCGCCGACCAAAATGAGGGAGCGATTCGATTGCGTGTTCATGCGTCCGTCCGCTGACCTTCCCAGGCCGTGCGCATTGTAACCCCGAAAAAAACTTTTGTCAAGTGGCCGCCACGGATTCCTTTCGATGTGAATTTCGTCCCCATCAAAACAGCCTCCCCTCTTTCGCCGCTTCCTCCGGCGGGAGGATTACGGCACGGCGCATACGTTCGGTCGCCATCGCATGGAACTCGGGGGCCAACTCGATGCCAATCCAGCGGCGATTGAGGCGATTTGCCGCGTCAAGCGTTGAGCCCGATCCTGTAAATGGATCAAGAACCACATCTCCCGGCAGAGTGTGAAGGCGAATAAAATGCTTGGCAAGCCGCGGCGACTTCTCCGTGGGGTGTTGCTCGGCCGATGGGATTATTTTCGGGACCGCGCCCGATCGTAGGATGTTCTCAACCGTGTTGCTCTCGTCGTACCACTTGCAGGCCGCCCCGGGTTTTGTCGCCACGAGCACCGTTTCGTAACTTCGGCGGTAATGCCAGCCCATGCCCATCGGTCCCTTATCCCAGATCACCATCTGCTTGAAGTCAAGGACCTCATCAAGCCAGAGCGACCACCGCGCGAACTGCGGATCGGGACCGCCGCCGCCGCAGCAGCAGCAGCAGCAGCAGCAGCAGCAGCAGCAGCCGGGCTTCAAGAGCCGTTTAGCCTCGGCGAAGAAAGCACGGACCAGAGTATTCGCTTCTTCGCCGTCGTTGGCGATAGGACGGAAAGCCTCTCGGGGACTGGTCCCAACGCCCTGCCCTAGGGCTTCTTCCCGCCGGGATATTAGATCGCCGTTGTTGTTGTTGTGTCCGTAGGGCGGATCGGTGAATATGAAATCAATGGACTGCGCCGGCCATCCTCGCATGATCTCGATGGCATCGCCGCAGTAGACCCGGCCGGGCTCGGGCATCATATTCCTCCTTATGCCCCGCGGTGCTCTGGCCCCGAAACTAGGCGAAGCATCCTCGCTGGACGTGGTTGGCGCACAATTTTCCATACACGCCCGCACGCGCCGCAGGTGATGAGCTCGCCGAGACGGAGATTGCTCCCGTCATAGGTCCCAGACGGGCACTCAAAGCCGTCGCCCCCGCACGTGCACACCAGTACGGCTATGCTCGTCTCAACTTTCATCGCACGAACCTCCGCGTGGCCGATTCCACTTGACACGTAAAGCCCCTGCGATCACCCTATTTGTACCAGGAAATTGTGGACGCCACTAAAGCAACATTCATCCATCACGATGCCTCCAACTGTTCAAATGCACTCATCCTCGTATGCCTGCCGACAGAATGAATCGACTTCGCCACTAACCGCTTGGCCGCCGACCGTCGGCAACCTTCTCACTCATGGCGTCGAATTGGCCGGTCGTTATTTGGCCATTGGCAAGTCCGGCCAGTAGGTTCCGGCCATCATTGAAACCATCGACGCGAGCGCGGGCTAATGCATTGAATACCGCCGCCACGATCTTAGCCATTGCGACGGCTCTCGACTCGGGAACTTGCACTAACTCGCTTCCGCCGATCATCCAATGATGCCGCTCCGACATCCCAATATTGATTGCCCCATCCGGACGGCTGAATCTTTTATGGAGAGACGTACCGCGTAATTTCATGGCCCCCATAGCCGCAATGAGGTCCTTCGACCGAATCTCGAATGGCTTTTCTGGATTTCCGTCCTCCCCGTCAAATTTAAGTTCCAGGACGACATTCGCATGTCCAAGCCTCCCTTCAGATTTTCCTAACTTCTGGCGCTTGCGGCCGAGCTCCCAAAACTGGAAACAGGAATCGCATACGTGCCGCCAATGAAGCGGAATTTTATTGCGGCATAGATCGCAGTCCATTGTGGCCTTCGGTTCCCTCCCCACCGGGGATATCCCAGAGTCCGGCCTGCCGCACTTGTTGCATGTCATGCCGCTTTCTCGCCCTCGTTGCGTCCGAGATACCATCGGATGGCATCAAGTTCGGCCCGCAGTCGGGCGTTGTGCGCCGACAGGGACACGTTAACGTGTTGTGAATTGTAGAGCTGGTCCGTGAGCTTACGGCAGGATTCGCAGGGTTTTTGTTTCATTACTTTATGTCCTCTACGGCTTGAATTCGTTTCCCCAACCAGACCATGCATGGCACCGCCATCGAGTTGCCGATGGCTTTGTACCTGGGGCCATCGGGGCATTGGTCCTCCGGCTTGCCGCGCCAGGCAACAAGCGTGTAGTCGTCGGGAAAGCCCTGAAGCCGCTCGCACTCGCGCGGGGTCAGCCTGCGCACGGTCATCCCGGTATTATCACATTCAATGCCGACACTTGATCCGCGTGTTTTGATGACCATTGTACTGTTGATACCGCCATCGCCTTGATCGCGAGCGTAAGCGCCGTAGTTTCTTGCGCTGTCAGCAATCCGTAGTAGGTGTCGGCCCGATCGCGGTTGCGCTCCAGCATGCGGAAGATAATCGACTGTGCTTCAATGAGCTTCATTTGTGATTTTACCTCCCCATTCAAGAAGCCCAACGGTCTCCCCTGTCTTGTAGGCCCGCTCGATTCGCGGCAGGCTCATCTGTCCCATCGTCATCCCGCTCGTCCCGGGCAGTACGATATGCGCCAGGAACTCCTCCTCGAAAATCGTGATCCCGGAGTGGACCGCTTCGAGCTTCGCCTTTACGAGTAGCGCGAGCGCCCGCCATCTCTGGCGTGTCGCTTGTTCCCATGCCTTAAGTATCGCCTCTTGATTCTTTCGGCGTCGTCCGGTCGGGCTCTTCGCGAACTCATCCGCAGTCCGGCTTGGCATCGGCAATAGGAAGCGGAGCATCTTACCGTTCATGCAGAAGCCTATCATCGCGCCTTCGTCCCTCCATACGTAGGCAAATTGATTCGCTCCGTAGCACGTGAGAGTTCGCTCAATTTCGGCCTTTGACTTTTCGACGCTGACTCCGGTATTCGCCGCGTATCTCATAGGATTATCACATTATACACGTCGGGCAGGTAATCATTTTTCTACTCCCACAGCCAACCTACTTGTATTTGCCACCACCAAAGCTCAAGCAGTAGATATGGCTTCCACAACTTGTTTTCCTCGTTCCAGCCGAGCTGGAATCCGATCTCTCGACTTGGCTTAATGATTTCCGGCTTTAGGCTTAACTTATTTATGAATCCCTCTGGTCGTTCATAGCCTACGCGCTGCGCCATCATATGCTTTTCCTCCCCGGCTCTTGACTCAAAGACAACTTCCCCGGCCGGAAGCCAGGCGATCCGGGGCACACGATCTTAACGTGACCACCGCCCCTGAGTCGAATGTAGCCAGTGCCCATCCACCATGTTACGGTAGGTTTTGAACCCGGCTGTTCCACGACCACCTTGACGGCCTTCTGCTGATATTCAGCCGGCTCGGACGACGTGGGCCAGCGGAGATCGCAACCCTTGTGGTTGCACTCCGATAGGGCGCCTTCTATCAGCTTCGTTTTCCGTGCCATGTCAATCCTCCTTCCTCGCGGCCTCGCGGATGGCGTCCTCGGCAATGCCTTGTACGCCAGCCTCGACCAGGCAGCACGAATCTTCGTGGCGCAACTGGCATAAGGACTCGTCACTCAGGAAGCGCAACGCCTCAAGCGACGCTTTCAATCTCGCCCTCGCCTCGTCGCGCTCGCGTTCGGCCTTCTCACGGGCCGATTTCTCGGCGGCCAACTGCACTTCCAACTCTACTAGACAACGTGGCGCGAGTTGGCCGCTCTCGTCAACATCGCAGAACTCGCAAGGTTCTTGCATCGGCGGCGTCGGGTCGGTCATCGTTGGCTCCTTATATCGGCCCAGGCCCTCGCGGACTCTGGTGTTCCGGACAGTAATCCTTCTGAGGCCCGACACTCACCGCGCAGTTCCAGCAGAGACGCCGATCGCACGTGCCATTCGATTCGTCGATGAAAAAGTCGCAGAGCTTCGTCGCTTCCCGCTTGTGGCAGACGACGCATCTATAGCGCGGCCCACGCACTCCGGGACCGCAGATGAAGCCAGAGGTGCCACCCGACTTGTCCTTCAGAAAGTTGCAACACATTAGTCGTTCCCAAGAGAAACGAGTGCGTCCGCGAATTGCTCTCTCGCCTTCTCCTGGCGCAAATCGCCGCACTCGTGCGTCGCCGTCCAAATCAATTCTTGGATCGCCGCCGCGAGTCCGATGGCTCGGCCTCTCAGAAACCTCCTACTGTGGTCGGTCAGGTTGCCTTTGGCGTTCATGCTCGAATACGGCATCGTAGTCTGCCGATCATGCACCCAGCCTCAGCCGGAAGCGCGGGTTCCCATTCGGCGGGCCCATAGGATCGTCTTCGATGGCGACTTCCGCACGGCCACCTTCAAGCCGACGGAAAATGTCACCCTCGCCCTCCTCCGGTTGGATGTATAGCGTGAGTGCCCCATTTGCAAAAACAGCATCGGTGCAGATGCCAATACGGCGCCGCACGACGTCTCCGGTCTCGCGCGATGTTGTTCTTGCAACGATGACAATGGAATTATGGATCATAGTCGCTCGGCCCCCTCTCCTCCCCATGGCAAGAGCGCGGGCATGTCCTTCTTGGAGTAGGCGGCCTCGATCTGCGGGAGCATCCACTCGCCAACCGTGCGCCGATTCGGTAGAACGATATAGGCCAGGAACTCGGTCTCGAACGTAGCGATCCCACTCTCTACTGCCTCCAATTTGGCTTTTACCGCGAGGGCGAGAGCACGCCAGCGTTGCCGACATGCCTGCTCCCACGCCATGGTGGCGTCGTCGAGGTGGCGCTCGGTTTCTCGCGCTGGCGTATGGGTGAACTCCCGGCACCGCGGATCCGGAAGCGGGAGCACAAACCTAATCTGGCGTCCGTTCATCAGAAATCCAACTAACGCGCGCGTCGGTTCTTCGCCGAATACGAACTGACCTGCTCCATAACGTCGGAGGGTGGCCCGTATCTCCTCTTGGCTGCGGGCGCTACTCACACAAGTACTGCGCGCATAGCGGCTCATCGTCGGGTTATCTCCACCGGCCGGTCGCGTAGAGCATTATCCTCGGCGACGGCCGCGCGGGCGTAACATGTGATGCAGTCGCAGGAGGCGTCGTTCTCAGTCTCGCAGTCGTACTCGGCGAATGAATCCATCTGTGCACGTAGCTTAGTGAGCCGTTCACGCAGTCGGTCGGTACACCGCGGACATTCCCACAGCGACTTCGACACTTTGTTATCATGCCCGGCGTGGCAACGCGATCCGGGGAACTCGTAGATCGTGAGCAGGCGTAGGGCCTCCGTACGCATCATCCTGTCGGTCATGGCATCCAGACGCGCCATCTGCGCTTCGGGTGCCAGGAGCATGACTTCCGGGCACGGGGCCGTTGGCGTGGCGGGCCGACTCTGACTGTGACGGATAGCCTCGGCCTCCGTATAACGGCCGGCCTCCGAAATCTGATATGTGTAGCCCCAAGTGTTCGGCCGCCACCAGGCGCCGTGCTCATTCGACCACACGAGCCAAATCCTAGCACCCTCTTCATCCGTCCGGTCCACCAATTTTTGCATCAAGCGCGTAGCCTCCTCATCTCGAACAAGTCGGCGAACTCGGGCCGCTCCGCAACGAGCTTCCTCGCGTAGTGCGCGGTGAAATTGTTGGAGACCTTGAAGTCCGCCCCCGTGGTCTCGACCGCCATCTCCCAGCGTATGCGCTCGACGATCATCTTGGCGCCGATTCCGGTCTGACCTCGCGCCCGCAACTCATCGGCGAACCGCTTGAACAGCTCGTAGACGGCCGGATTCTCGGCATCGAAGGCTGCGAAAGCCTCGCTGATGGGCCTGCGCGGCTGGAAGATAATCTGCATCATCCTCGCGGTGCCGACAGATCAAAGGCCGCCCGGAGATCCCTCCCCGAGGCGACCAGATTATGCCCCGATTTTGCCCTCGGGGCCACGGGTCCACTGGTTGCGGGAGGGATCGCCGGCATCATGCCGCGATCCCGGAGCCCGCGAGCCGTCCCTTGTCCGATGACCTGGGGTCCCGGCCCTTTTCCGCATTGTGCGGAAATCGTTCCGCCAATCATTTGTGGTGGAACCTGCCTGCCGCTCGACGCACTTCGATTCTGGCCTGGTCATAGGCACCGATCGCCTCGATCGCGGTCGTGATCGCTTCCGTCTCCGACGCGCTCAGGACGCGGAATATTGTTTCCGAGCGAGTGCGATTGCGCTCCAGTAGCCGACTGAGGATGAACTGCGCTTCAGTGAGTTTCATGCCCCAGGCTCAGCAACCCATCGGCGAGGACTCACGTTGTAGCTCACGTAGAGCGGATGCCGAGGCTCCCCGCTCTTGTTGAGCCCAAGGTGGTGGAGCTTGGGCCCGTGGCCCTCGCCGCGGAGCATGGTCAGCACGTTCTGGCCGCGGTTCATGTGCCGCCCGTGATCGCCCCATCCCAGGACGGCCATATCGGACTCGGCCACTGCGTGCATGATGGCATCTAGGTTGTGGGTACCGATCGGGTCGTCCGCCTCGTATAGCCCACGCGGATCGGTGGAACGTAGGCCGAAGATGTTGACGACGACGATCCCGCCAAATCCCATCATGCGTGCGCGACGCTCGCAGCGTTCGACGGTCGGATCGTTCTTTGTGGCGTCCGCTGTCGATGGGTTGAGCATGCAGAACGTTACCGGAGCTATCGTCGTGTCCCACATACGCCAGAGACTCCAGCGGTAGCGCATGTCCGCAGAGAAGTGCGCGCCGCGGTCAATGACGGGTAGCGCGAGCGCGGCCACGGGATCGATCAGGCGTTCCCACTTCCAAAGAGGGTCAGTCATCTGCCTTGGCATCGGTAGCGTCCATCTGACGAAAAAATCTCGCGGCCACAACTTCCTCCACGATCTTCCCGTCCGCGGTCGCGCGTTGACGCAAGGCGAATACCAGCATGCCGTCCGGACTCGGTATGACATCGAAGAAAGGAGGAAGCGCACGCTCTTGCGCCCACGCGGTAACCCTCGCGCGATTTCGGTCGGTCAGGTACTCGGTTCGCGCGTCGCTCATGCATGACTCCCGTCATAAGTGAACACGTGGCCGACTTCGCCACTGACGCGATGACCATGGGCGCGCGCGTGTCTGGCCGCGTTGGCTTGCGCATTCTTGTAAGACTCCGTGTGCCAGTCGCAGGTCTCGCATGTCGCCAACCCGTGGACGACGCCATAGGATCGTTTC